CCGTTCAGAATTTTAACTCCACCGGTAGATTCTACAGTCTTAGCAGCAAGTTCTCTCATCTGAGCATATGCATCGTCAAGTTTCTGCTGTAATTCAACTTTTTCTGCTCTCGCATTAGCCAGATCCTCTGCAAGTCTTTCATTTTTATCTTCCAGAAGCTGTTTCTGATATTCAGCATCTTTCTTAAGTGCTCTAACTTCAAAAGCATTTGATTTATCAGCATCGGCTTTACCTTTTTTAATACCTTCCTCTGTTGCTGCTGCAATCAATGTCGGAATCTCTTCTACTTTTGCTTCTAATTCCTTTACATGATCAGCTTTTGCATTCAGTTCTGTTTCTTTCTCAAGAGCCGCTGTTTCTCTAAGTTCCAAAATCTTTTCTCTAGCAGCTTTCTCATCTTCCCATTTATCATTTTCAGCTTTACGACTGCGTTTCAGATTATAGGTGTATTCATCTTCCTCACGACTACGAGTTAATTTAATTTCATTTTCTCTTGCTTTAGCTTCTGCATTGATAGAACAAATAATTTCCTGTTTCTGCTGCTTCAGTGCCTCAATTTCAGCTTTCAGTGTATCTTTTTTCTCACCCAATTCAGCTTCAATCTCTGCTTCTTTCGCTGCCTGAGCCTCTTTTAACTCTTCATTTTTCTCTTTATAAGCATTGATCATAGCTGCCATAGCATTTGCTTTTGTCTCAATGCCATATAATTCATCTAACTCAAGCTGTTTAATTTCAATAGCTTCTGTAAGATCATTGTATTTCTTGATAATCTCTGGATTAAAGATATCCTCTTTTGCTGTTGCATCTGCAGATTTGATGACTTCTGTTTTCAGTTTTGCTGCTGCTTCTTTTGCAGGATCATCAATCATTCGGTCTCTTGTATCAAGTTTCTCCACCGCTGCCTTATACGCTTCCATAATTTCTGCTTTTGTTGATTTCATTGTAATTTCTGCCATGTTTTTAGTTCTCCTTTTTCTCCGTATTTTGTTTAATTAAATTTTTATATCAAAGCTTTAATAGCTTATCAATCACATTTACTCCATCCACATGATTTACATGTGTTACATCCACCTTCAAAAATTAACTCTCCTCCACATTGAGGACACTTAGCTTTATTTATCTGTTTATTAGTACTTTCTATAAATTCATCACCATCTCCATCATCAAATAGATCATTTTGCATTTCATTGTACATATCTATTAATGCATTTCCGATTGCAACTGGACAACTGCTTCCTTTTGATGTGTCATGTTTTGTTGCTCTTCGCACTGCATATGACGGGCAAGTTCCAGATGATGCAAGCTGATCGACAATAGAATAAATATCAATTCCGCCTCTAGCAGCAAGTGAAATAGCTCTGGATAAGCCAATCATAAAATTCTGGCAACCACCGGAAGATCCTTTACTGAAATATGTTTCAAGAAGCTGTCCGGTTTCTGGATCAAAAAATGCTTCACAATGTAATGTTCCACATCCAGTTGTAAGTGTCCTTTTCTTGCCAATGCAATTATCATCTGCTTTAATAATCATTCCTCTTTCTAAAGTATGAGGTTTGACATCAGCTGGCTTTGTATCTTTCTCTTTAATAGTTGTCGTTAAAATACCTGCACGTTTACATCCGTCTCTAAAGATAGTTACACCTTTTAATCCTGCATCCCACGCTGTCATATATAAATCTTCAACCTGTTCAACTGTAAAATCATTTGGAACATTAACAGTAGAACTAATAGATGCATCAATGTGTGACTGCCAAATACTTTGCATATAGATTCTGTTCTTATAATCCAGTGTCTGCGCAGTTACAAAGTAATCTGGTAATTCAGAATCATCTTTTAATTCATGTTTATCCATATATTCTTTTACAATTGGAGTGTAGACTTTATAATATTCATCATGACCTTTAAGAGACTCTGTTTTTCTTGTATAGTAGTTTGCAAAAATAGGTTCAATGCCACCAGATACACCAATCATAGTTGAAAGAGATCCAGTTGGTGCAATTGTAAGTAACTGAGAGTTTCTAAGTCCAAATGATTCTACTAATTCTTTTGTTTCTCCTAATGCATTTTTACTATAAAACGCTGATTGTTCTACCGCTTCTGGTTTATATTTAGGATATACACCATATTCTTTTGCTAACACAGCAGATGTTTTAATCGCCATATCTGCCATAGTATGTCCAATCATGTCACATAAATCAATGGCTTCTGGACTACCATATTTAATTCCCAGTTTAATAAGCAAATCGGCAAGACCAAAGATTCCAAGTCCAATCTGTCTCCAATCATATACAGATTCTCTTTGTTCTTTTAATGGATGGAGTGGAAGTCCTTCATCTAATACTTCATTTAATGCAATAACAGACGATTTGACACAATGCTTGAAGCTCTCAAAATCAAATCCTGTATCACATGCAAATTCAGCTAGGTTGATACTACCAAGAAGGCACGAACCTCCCGCTGGCAAAGGTTCTTCTGCGCAAGGATTTGTTCCTGCATATTCGAACTCATCATCACAACTAAGCAAGTTCCAATTATTGATTCTGTCCCAGAAAAGCATTCCAGGTTCAGCATAATCCCAGTTCATTTCACACATTTTATGAAACATTGCATACGCATCTATTTCTTTAGTAATCGTTTCTTTTGTTTCCAATCTTGTGAATGACAGAGTAAATGGAGTTCTATTCTTTACAGCAGCCATAAACTTATCTGTAATTCTAATAGAAATATTCGCTTTTGTAACTCTATCGAGATCTGATTTTATACCAATAAATTCTTCTAAATCTGGATGCTCACATGAAATACTGAGCATTAAAGCCCCTCTTCGACCGTTTTGTCCAATTAATCCAGTAACCATAGAATAAAGATCCATAAATGATACAGAACCGGTTGTTTCTTTAGCAGCATTATTTACTCGCGCGCCTTTTGGAGCTAACTTACTAATATCAACTCCACATCCACCACCATAGCTATATGTACGTGCCAGTTTCTTAGCACAATCAAAGATGCTTTCAATGTTATCTTCCGGTGGTTCAATTACATAGCAATTACTGAGACTAATTTTACGTCCTTTATTCTCAAGACCTCTATTAGCAAGAATGCGACCTCCAAATAAGAACTTTTTCTCTTTTATTAATTCTGCTATTGCTATGTTCTTGCCAGAAACACGGGTGATCCATTCGTCAAATGACTCATTATTATATCTATATTTTCTTTCCCAAATATCTATGCCTAATTGATTATCATGTCCTAGCCATTCCTGTACTGTCATAACGATTTCTCCTTTTCCATTTCACTCTTAAGTAAGTCACATAATGCTTCTGCAGCTTTCGAAAAGCTCATATCATTCACAAACAAGTGGTCATACCCTTCAGCTTCTTCATATTTAGTGAATTGTTCATCTTCACTGTTATATCTTGAGTAAAATTCTTCTTCTGATCCATCTCTTTTAAGGAACCTGTCTTTTGCTAATTCAAATGGTGAAGAAAAATAAATCTCGATAAATTTAAATTCATCTTTGCAATGTTTTTTCAAATACTTTGCTCCGTTCGGATCAATTACATAAATATCGGAATTCACAATTTCATTATATGTAGTGCCATATTTAATTCCGTTAATTTCAGTATACGCTACAAAGCCTTCTTTAAATTTAATTTCATCGAATTCACTCTCAGATACAAAGTAATGATCTTCATATCCTGTTATTTCATCTTTGCGCGGCAGTCTTGTTGTAATGCTTTTTACCTGTCGAAGTCCTA